GGTCTGAAGTAATCCACGAATTACTCCCGTCACTTGCGGAGGCGCGTAAGGAAGCACGAGAACTGAATCAAATGGAGACGAGGGGATTCTGATGAACGTGAAGCAAAACTGAATAAACTTTAAGTGAGGTGGCGGAAGGTTTATCCCCTTTACTGATCCGTCACGAAAAGCCGCGCCTTGCTTGTTGGAGGCTCTGGCGCGGGATTGATACTGAAAGGCGTATCAGCCTTTCAATGTCAAGGATCGTCGGTGAGAGTTTTTGGATACTCTCTCATCGGCGGTGTACCACCGTTTTCACCCTGTACCAATTCTTAAACCCCCGTATGGTAAAATTAGGTTAACTAGAGAAAGGGAATCTGATGAGAGTATTAACAATCGACATTGAACTAGAAAACGAAGCGTTCCAACCATATGCCAATCCGGAAATATCCCGCATCCTGCGAAAAATCGCAGATGCTTATTCCAGCGAAACAAGTCGGCCATCAATAATCCGCGACATAAACGGAAACACGGTCGGAGCCATAAAAGTAATAAAGCACAAGGAGGCACAATGAAAGATCTCATAATCGCTCACTCACCCGAATACGCAAATTGGGTGTTTGACCCCACGCACCCAACTCAAGGACGACGATTCATCAAAGGTTACGAATCCGTGATCCTTCACGCTGAAGCAGCAGGACTCACCCACGAAACCCGTAAACCAGTAAACGTCACCAGAGAATATCTGCAAACCGTTCACGCTCCGGCATACGTCTCTCAAGTAATTGACAGTCACGAATGTTCCGAATGGGTAGGCAAGCGACCAGACATGGCGAAACTGGCGAATCTTTTCGTCGGAGGAACTTGGGTCGCTCTAGATGCCCTACGCCATAACGAAACCTTGACCGCCGTGAATCTCCCCGGAGCGAAACATCACGCTATGGCTGATCGATCCAGTGGATTCTGTGTTTTCGCTGACCTGATCGTGGCTGCCAAGGATCTTCGTAGAGAAGACAAGAAAATCGCAATTCTGGATGTTGACGGTCATCATGGTGACGGGACGGAAGAACTGGCTATCAGTGATCCGGACATTTTGACTTACTCCATTCACCACTTCGGAATCTTTCCGGGAACCGGGCTGAAAGATAACTTGCTTACCAATGCGTACAACTGGCCCCTCACTAAAGATTCAGGAGACAGGGAACTCATGCAAGGAACAAATGACTTCCTAGACGTTGTGGATGGCTTCCGCCCGGACTACATTTTTGTTACTGGGGGCGCTGACGGTCACAGGCTTGATCCTTTAACCGGATTGAATTACAGCATTGCTGGTTTAGAAGAATCCATGAGGATGGTTCGGGCGACTTACCCGACAACCCCAATCCTTTTTGGTGGTGCAGGCGGATACCAACCGGACGGCGCGACACCTTTGGCTTGGGCGAGAATGGTAACGGCTTTAGCCAGTTAATTTGAAAGATTACTAAAGTTAGCCCCAGTGAAGTCGTTCAATTGACCGAAACTCATTGGTGCTACAAGCGGGATGTTTCCACCTTTAGGCTCGTACAAAGCCAAAAGTACTGCTTCGGCTTGGTCGGGGCTGGAAACACCCCGCCTTTTCATTTCCGCTTTTCCTTCTATCTGGATTCGGCCAGCACTGTCGCTTTTGAATGTTGGGCCAGCCAACTGAGACAAGACCTTGCGCTCAACGTTGAGACGGACATCTTGCTGCCCTTCGCTGTTCGGCTGGAGCAGCGTTCGACCGTTCCACCACAACTCCGCCCTCATGTTTTTGAACTTCTCGCTGTCTTTTGCTCTCTCAGCCACGTTCACGGGAACAATCTTAGACTTGTGTTTTCCTTCCTTCTCCCACTTTTGAAGCATTGACACGACCCCCCAGCCCACTCCAATGGTGTCTATCTTGACTCTGACAGGCTCAGAAATCTCAAGTTTTTCGTGTTCTGCTTCAGCGTCGTGAATATGCCTCAAACACACACCTGCCACATCTACGGCGTTCTCGTTAACAGAACCGGATGTCCGGTGAATGATTTTTGCAGTAAACCCGTTCATTTTGGCGATAACGAACTCGTCTCCTCCATCCGCCGCAATGTCAATCCCAAGCCTAATTTTCGATCCCTCAATCGGATTGTCGTTCGTCAAAGACTTCTCGCACCATCCGAACGGGATTACCTTGTTGGCGGTTGACCGTGGGAACCGGGCGTAAACACGGGCCTCTACGAAAGGGGAATCTTCACCGAACTCAGCAACAACGTCATCCACCCATCTCTTGTCTACGAGATGTTTAGTGATCAAATGCCTTTCCACTTGTGGTGGACAAGTTGTGCATACTCCTACTTCTTCTCCAGTGAAATTTGGTGTGTCAAACGCGCTGATAGTGATTGGGTTAAATAGCGGGGATGCGTAGCAACGCTCAAACCATGAATCCTCTTTATCGGTAGGCGGGTTACCCAACAAAAGCAAGCGAGTGTTCCCGCCCGTCATTAAGGCTTCTAAGGCTTGACCAACTACCTCCCCGATACCACCGGCTTCATCTACCACGATCAAAAGATTAGGTGCGTGGATTCCCTGTGTTGCCGCTTCATCGTAAGGACTAGGGCTGAAACCGTACGCAACTACGTCGTTATTGATTTTCCATGTTTGAGTTAAAACCTCACCCGGCAATTTAGCCAAAAAATGACATCTACGGATGTGAGGCCAAATAATGTTGCGAACCTGCCGGTGCGTGGGGGCGATAGTGATAGCCAAAGCGGTTCCGGGTTCGTGAGCAGCGATCCACCAAGAAACTATTCTGGCAGATAAGTGAGATTTTCCGGGTGCGTGAGACGCCGCCACGACTGTTCTTTGGTTTTCTACTACTGATCGGGCAATATCAACTTGCTTAGACCACAAGGATTCTCCTAGCCCTTTACGAATAAAACCTACCGGGTCTCCCTCGTAGATAGCCCAAGGATTGTTTCCTTCAGCCTCAAGCAGCATCCCCAAGGCGTTTTTCTCGTCGGCGGAAAGATTCGCGTAAATAGACAATCTTTCTGTTGATTCAGCAGAGAGAACCTTATCGACCAGTCTCATCTAAACCCCTTAAGCCTCTAGAGCGCGGCGTTCCAAAATTCGGTTTACTTTACGTTCCAACTCTTCCGTGGAGACGTTTATGTTTATTGGCCCTCCCTCTGGCCCCGATATTTCTGTCCTGTCGTGACGCCCCCACTTTTTTGGTTGTTTGCGTTCTAGTATCCATGCGCTTGCCTGCCAAGCCCCATTTTTTGCGGCATGATCAATGTTCATCACATGCCCGACTATTCCTTCGGCGTCGGCTATTTCTACTGCCTCTAAAAATTCAAGGAACGGTGTTTCTTTTTCTTCGATTTCTAGCCCTGCTGCTTGGCGTTCCCTTTGGGCTTGGCCTCTTGACATCCAGTTGTAGAAGGTTCCTACGCTGATTCCTACGCTTTTGCATGAGTCGTCTATGTACGATCCTGCTCTTAGCATGGTGGTGATTGCTTCTAGGCGTGTCTCGTTGAGTAGGGTCTTCCGTCCTGCTTTTTTCTTTGCGGGGGTTATCTCTGACATTTTCTTATGTTACTACGTTCATGTGTATTGTCCGATTGATTCTGCCGCGAATTGTGTTTTGTGGGCTGAGGCGAGGGATCTTCCGACTTCTATTTGTGTTCCTAGTGTCCGGATTCGTTCTTTGACTGCCCTGACTTTTGCTGCGCTTAACTCGTATTCTAGGTTTTCGTCGCGGGTCTCGTAGTTGGCTATTTGTTTTCTTAGTTCCATGCTTCCGGTGTTGTCTAGGAACGCTCTGGCGTAGGAGACTTCGTAGGTTTGTTTTGCTCTTACGGATTCTTCGTCTATTTGGGAGTATTCTTCTGTGGCTTTGTCTAGGAGTCTTGATAGTTCCGCTAGGCGTTCTAGTGATTGTGAGTGATTTGGCATCATAGGGTTAGTCTAGTGGGGTTTAGTTATTTTTGTTATGGTTGTGTGAAAAGTGTTCCCCGTGTCGTCGTGGAAGCGATTCGCGCAACGTCCATGTCATTAGATGCGTAGGCGAGCCTTCGCACTCCTAAGATTCCGTAAACGGCGTCCCCTAGAGTAAA